GCAGATACAAATTGCTATGGAAAATTATATAACTGGTTTGCAGTTAATGACCCTCGTGGTTTAGCACCAGTAGGATATCATATACCATCTAAAGCTGAATGTGATACATTAATATCATTTCTTTCTGGTAATCCTGGAGGTAAATTAAAAGAAGTGGGTACAACAAATTGGAACAGTCCTAATAACCTTGCTACAAATTTATATGGATTTACAGCACTTCCTAGTGGTATTAGAAATGAAGCAGGTAACTTTGATTGGGAAGGAACTGATGCATACTGGTGGACTTCTACAAGTTATGATGCACAATATGGTGGTGTAAATGCTTGGACTTATTACACATATTACCTTGGAGGGGGGCTTCCTACAACAATTACTAAAAAAGTTAGAGGAAAAGCAATTAGACTTATAAAAGATTAATCATGGAACAAGAAGGTAAAATAAAAATTGTAACAAGAACTCCTGTTAGTTTAACAGATCCAGAATTTTTTTGTAATAAATCTTGGACTGTCTCTTTTAATATGAATACAAAGAGATGGACTTCTTTTCATAGTTACATTCCTAATTGGTATATAGGAGAAAACAACTTCTTTTACTCTGGTTTAAATAACTGTTGTAGTGATGTAGAGGCTGATTTCTTAGCATTAGTTGGTAGACTTGATAGAACTATTACTACTACTACAACAGCAGCTCCTATTCCTCCAAGCACTACAACAACATCTACCACTATATTTACAACAGATTGTACATTAGTTGGAACAGCATATGATGTAGATTGTAATTTAGTTGGTACAGGAGTAATTACTGTTCCTCCAACTACAACAACTACAATTTGTCAAAGACCTTCTTGGTTAGTTTCTTATACATTATATAGTGGATATGAAATAACAGGAGAACTTCCTGTAAACACTTCTACATCATTTGAGTTATTATGTGAATCATTACCTATTATATTATCTCCAGTAGAAAAAACTTTAACAAGTTTTACTTGTATGTCTGATTTGACTGTTAGTTATACTAGTAATAATATGTTGGAAGTAGGCCAAGTATTGTATAACACTGATTATTTAACAGATTGCTCTTTAGTTGCAGATGGTTGGTATTTTGATATTAATAGTCCTATTACTGGTTATACTTATCATGTAGTAAATGGTGTAATTACTGAGATTCTAACTTGTGATTGTGGAACAACCACTACAACTACTACTACAATATTTATTCCTGAGTGTTGTGGTGTTGTAATACTATCAACTGATGGTATGTACTTATTAGATACACTATCAGGATATACAACATCAATATTAAATACTCCAAACTTTATGGCTGCAAATGGTTTAGCAATGACACCTGAATTTTTATGGAGTATAGATAATACTGAATTTAGACAATGGGATATAACATTAAATCCTTTTACTGCTACATATAATAGAGAGATAGCTTTCCCAATGGGATATGTACCAGGACCAATTACTGCTTTAAATAATGATGTATTGATTTGTGTAGATAATGCAAATGCTCCTACTAGTGTTGATATTGTAGAGATGGATATAACAGATCCAATAGGAGTTAGTACATTAATACTTTCAATACCAGATATAACAATAATTTCAAATTTATTATATACCTTTGAAGGCAAATTAATATTTGCTAATCAAGACTTAATATCTGGTGATACATACATATCTCAATATGATTATGCTACCACCACACTTGAATTAAATATTAATATAGGTTCTACTATTGTAACATCTATGTTTGAGTGCGATTGTGCAATATTCTTTGTAGATGATAATAATGTAACATATAACATTAGAAGAGAGAGTCCATATGATATTACAGAAGTAGCAACTATAGGAATACCAGTTGTTACAGCTACACAACCTAATAGTTGTGTTCCTAATAATCTAGAGCCCACTACAACAACAACTACTAGCTCCTCAACAACTACCACCACCACCACTATAGCTCCAACAACTACTACTACAACAACTCTTTAATACTATGCCAAAAGTTGCAACCATAAAATTAACAAAAGCTGGATCTATTGCTGGCCCATTTACTATATCTACAGAATATGGAGATGTATTAGCAACTAATGTTTCTAAAAAATCTTTAATACAAGGAGTAAATTATACTGTAGATGATAATGTAAATTTTATAGTTTTAGAGTCTACAGGAAAATGTAAGATTAAAAAAATGTTTCCTTTAGAAGTAATTAGTATATATCAATATCAAGAAGCTACATACACACAATCTTCTACAGCTTGTTTATGGAGACACCTCACCAACATTCAATTGTATAATTCTTATTATGGAAATATAGAACCATACATAATTGAATACCCTTTTGCATATCAATACCAAGATGAAATCTTACAGAATGTAAAAGACTATACAAAAGCATATGAATATCTCCCTATTCCTGATGGTGTATTTAATGATAACACAAGAATAGAAGTGGATGATAAATGGTTTACACATGCTATTCTTTATAATGGACAACAGAGCTCTGGATTATTAGAACTTGTTCCTAAACCAAAAAATAACTTACAAGCATATAATAAATATCCTATATACAATACAGATAGTAAAACAATCACATATACTAAATCAGATAACTTCTATCTTTTTAACACTTTTTGGTCTTTAAATAAATCTTCACAAATACCATTATTTTACACAGGTTGTGAATCATTATCTATTGACAAAGTAATTAATCAGGAAAATATGGATTATTCTTCTAGAAGCTTTAAGAAAGCTCCATTAAGAGCAAAAGAATTAAAAGTTAGAATGATCTTAGAAAATAATTGTACAACTCATTTAGTGAGCCAATTCATCACCGCTCCTGCTATGATAAGCTATAAATAATATGAAAGGAAAAGTAAATTGCACATGTGGATGGAGCTGGAACAAATCTGATTCTAGCAAAAAAGATATGTACATATGTCATCAGTGTGGAAGAGATAATTCTAACAACATGAAGAATGGTGGTGATATACCACAAGCTCAAGATGGTACAAAAACTATTTCTTCTAGACAAAAGAAAGGAATTGAATTACAAATAAAAGAGTTAAAAAAAGAACAAGCAGATAAGAAAGAATTACAGACAACAGGACAAGTAAAAAATCCTAAGTCTATTTCATATAAAAAAAAGAAAGAAAGTTTAGAAAAAAAACAAACTTATATATCTCAAGATAATAGAACTGATTACGAAAGAGAGAAAGATAGAGAAAAGGGTCAAGCTATAGAAGATAAAAAACAACTTAAAAAAAATATATTAGCTCCAGTAGATGTAGTGACAGATATAATGCAAGTAGGTAATTTTGTTCCTAATCCTATTGGTCAAGGTATTGGTAAAGTAGGAAATATTTTAGGAGCAGTAATTGATGCATATCAAGCTTATGATGCTTTATCTGAAGAAGACTACACGTCTACTGCAGTAAATGCTGGAAGTGTATTATTACCTATGGGTTTAGGTTCTAAAACATTTAGAAGAAACTCAAAATATTTACAACCAGGACAACCTTTATATCCATTTAGTCCACAAGCTAATTTACCTGCTAACGCAACTTTCTCTATGCGACTAAATTCTCCTAGAGTAAATTACATAGAGCCTTTTACAAAAGTGCAAGGAATGACAGATACATCTTTGTTAGCAAACAGAACTTTATTAGGAACACTTGGAGCTGAAACAGTTTATGATATTCCTAAACAAAAAAATGGTGGATGGTTAGATAATTATGGAACACAAGCTAATTATAATGATTCAAAAGCTACAGCTTCTCCAGATATGATAGGAGAAGGATTCTCTAATGTAGGAAGAAATTATTCTCCTGCATGGGGAGGACAGTTTCAAGGTGGTGGTTATGTAAAAAAGAAACTTAAGAAAACAGAAAGAGAACTTTTAAAAAAATATGTAGATCCATCAACAAAGAAAGCTTTAGAAAGAGCCAATCAACAAGGAATTAATACAGGTATACATAATGGTCCATTAGATGCTATAAGACATTCATCAAGTGCTGCTGCTATGACTTCTGCATTACCTACATGGACAAACTTCATTCCTGGTGTTGCACCATTAAAAATAGCAGCTACTAATGTTGCAGGAGCAGCTCATGAAATTGGTTCACCAAATAGTTGGAAAGAACATGCATCTGATTTGTATAATAATTTCATAGGAAGTGTTGTAGGAGCATTACCTATCCCAGAAGAGACTCAACATGACCTTTTAATAAAAGCTCAAAAATATGGTGTGCTTTCAGACATGGGTAATAAAACACCTTTACGTAAAAAACCAGCAGCCCCTCAACTACCACCACTTCCTAAACGTCAAACAGGAGGTAAACTTAAATTCTTACAACCTACTAGTGATAGATTACCAGAAGGATATAGAATACCTTATGATACTCCTAGTACTGAAAGAGCTACATCAATTGGTGGTGTAGATGGAGAACCAGCTTACTTGATTCCTAGTTTTAAATATGGTAAACCATTATACGATCCTTTGGAAGAATTTAAAAGAACAGGAGAACATCTTGGTGGCCCATTTAAAACATGGCAAGAAGCTGATGAATGGGAAAAAACAGTTAGACACCCAGCTGTAGAGAATAGAGAAACAATTATGTTCCCTCAAGAAAAATTTCAAACAGGAGGATCTCTTCCAGGCTCTGTGGGATTTACATATGCTAGAACTAAAGGAATTCCTTCTAATGGTCCCTATGCTAAGAAAACTCTTGCTAGTGCACAGAATGGTCAAGAGATGAAATACTACCAAAATGGATTAGACTTTAAACCAAAAAGTATTAGTAGAGATGGAGCATGGTTGAATAAATATGAACAAGCTCAAACAGGTAAAACATTTAAACTAAAAGATGAAAGACTACAAGCTATTAGGCCTTCTGAATCTACATATGTTAAAAAACCAAACTTTGAAGCAGAGCAAGCTAAAGTTCAAAGAACATATGTAGACCAACTAGGAAAACAAATGGCTGAAGAAAAAAGAAGAAAAAAATTAACAAAAGAACAAAGAGAAAGAGAAGATTACAATACTATTAATGAACAAAGAGGAAGTATTCAATCACCTGTTGAAGAAAGTACATGGGATAGAACAAAAGCAATTGTTTCTAACCCATTAACTGCATTTGGGTATGTTGCAAGAAATGAAAGTTTGCCTACAAGGTTTCAACATGGAGAAAGAAACACATTAGATTATGCTGTTGATTGGATAAATCCATTACAAGGAGCTGCAGCCTTATCAGAAATTCCTGGAGAATTAGGAAGAGGAGAATTCTTAAATGCAGGGCTAAGTGCATTAGATGCTGCAGATCTTGGTGTATATGCTAGAGGAGCAATGAAAGCTTCTAAACCATTATTACAAAAAGCAGGACAACAATTAGGAAATGTAAAAATGAGTATAGCTCCTGAGTTAAGACAAGGATTAAGAACAGCTGGTTCTTCCATAAACAATATTGGAAAAAAATCAATAATTACAGATTTAAAACAAGGATTGGCTAATTTTAATCCTAAAAATTTAAAATCAGAATCTGGTTTAGATTGGATGAAACAATGGTATGAACATCCTGATTTTGTGAAAAGATATAAAGCTACTGGCGAATATAGTCCTTTTGGTATGCAAAATCATATACTAAATCAATTAGATGAGTACCAACCTAAAAATTATTTAGATTTATTAAAAGATAAAGGTGTAAAAGAATATATTAATAAAAGTATAACAAGTGGTGGAGTATCTTGGGGAGTTCCTGAATCAATATATCATAATAGAACTATGTATGGTCCATTTAATAAAAAAGGTATAGAATCTACTAAAACTCATGAACTAACCCATTTAATAGAAAATAATGGAAGATTGTTAAGTGATAAAGATCAAAATAGTTTATTAAAACCTTTTGGATACAATACAGAAGAAATTTTTGGAAGAGATATCCCACCTAATAAATTACTAGGTAGAGACAAAGCTTATTATTTAGATCCTACAGAAATACATGCTAGAATGAATCAATCAAGATTTGAGTTAGGGCTTTCTCCAGAAAATAAATTTACTGAAGAAATGTTTGATAGTGTAATGAAAAAGAACGAATTCAGTGGAATGGGTAAATACATAAAAGATAAAAAAGGATTTACAGATTTAATGAATAATTTCTGGGCTGTCCCACCAGCAGTAATAGGAGCTGGAGCATTACAACAAAGCACTCAAGAAGAAGCTCCACAATATAAACAAGGAGGAATTATTAAAGATGATCGTGGACAATGGGATCATCCAGGAGAAATAACAGAAATAGGTTCTAACCAAATAACAATGCAAGGAGTTCCTTATCCTGTTCTTGGTATATCAGACACAGGAGATACAAAACTTATGCTTCCAAATAAAAACTATAAATTCAAAGGAAAGAAAGTTACAGAATACCCAATGGCTAAAAATGGTATTAATAATTTAGATGCCAGACCTTTGGTTAAACTAGATCAATTAACTAATTTTACAAACTATAACAAACCACAACCAGGTAGCGGATGGTTGAGCAAATACAATTAATCATGAAAGATACCAAAATTTGTAAAAAATGTAACAAAGAACTATCTTTTAATAATTTTTGGAAACAACCTAACAATAAAGATGGCTATTTTGGCAAATGTAAAACTTGTGCTTTAATTTTAGTAGGAAATAATGCAATTAATAAACAACCTTTTTTAGATAAAAATATTTGGATATGTACTTCTTGTAAAGAAAAATTAGAACTAACTCAGGAAAATTTTCATTTAGACTGCACAACCTCTACTAAATTTAAAGGTAAATGTAAAAAATGTACAAATAAAAGCAGATTAAATTTAACTAGAATGATTGATAAAGATAGTTTAGATTATTTTTTAAAAGAAGTATTTAGTGCTGCTAAAGGAAGAGCTGTAAAGAAAAAATTAGAATTTAATTTATCACTAGAGTTTTTAAAAAATCTATGGGTAAAACAAGAAGGAAAATGTGCTATAACAGGACTTAATATGAGTCACACTATATTAAGTGGAAGATTAAAAAATAATCTTAGTATAGATAGGATAAACTCAAATGAGGGATATACAACAAACAATATTCAATTTGTTTGTACATCTGTAAATATTATGAAAAGCACTTTAACAATGAATGAATTAAAATATTACTGTAATTTAATACTACAACATAATGAATAAACAATCAATACTTAAAATAGCTGGGGTTAAATCTGAAAAGGAATTCTACAAAAAATATCCTTCAGAGGAAGCATTTATGAAAGTACATGGTAAAGCTTTTAAGAAAGCTCAAATGGGAGCTGCAATTAATAAAGCACAAGGAGGAATATTACAAGGACCTGAACAAGCACCTAGTAATAATTATTATCAAAATAATAATCCATATTTTGCTACTAACCCAGGAGCAACAGGTTTAAATAATCCTTCTATAGCTGCACCTACAGCATCAGGATCTTTTGATATAATGCCTTATGCTCAAGCAGCAACAAGTGTTTTAGGAGGTTTACAGACTTTAGGAGCGCAGAAAAAAGCTTTAAAAGAAGCTAGAATGTGGAATAAAGTAACAGGACTCCAAGCAAGAGCTGCAGAGAGTGTAGATGTAGATGCTAATCGTCCAAAGAATTATGTACGTCCAGAAGATCAAATTGTAAATCCTAATGAATTATTTCCTACATATGGTGTGGGAACAAATGTGCTTGCTAAAAATGGTGCGGAGATTCAAAATACATATGCTCCTGGTACATTATATGATGATTTAGGTTATGAGCCTTTAGAAGACTCAAGTCAAATTAAACAATACTATCATGGTGGTGGAATTCATCAAATGCAAGATGGTGGTTATGCAAATTCACAAGATTATTATAATCAAATAATAGGTGCAGGTAATAATACTGGTATAATAACAGGAGGAGCTCAAGCTTTAGGAATGTTATCTAATGCTTTTTCTGATAATAGTGGAGGTTCTCAAATTGGTAGTGGACTTGGTACAGGTATTGGAACAGCTTTTGGTGGACCTGTTGGTGGTGCTATAGGAGGAGCTTTAGGAAGTATAGTTGGTGGGGCTTTTGATAATACAGGAAGAAAAATAAAAAAAGAGCAAAAAGGTATAGAAAGAAATGTAAATAGAGTTATGGGTGCTCAGTTTGCAAGAGGTCTTCAGGGACAATATGGAAGTTATATGGAAGAGGGTGGTCAAATAACAAACCCTCAATTAATAACAAGATTTGGAGAACTTGATCAGCAAGACTTTTATGACTATGCACATGAAGGAATGGATTCTTTAAGAGCAGGTGGTCATTTAAGAGAATACACTCCAATCTCAGAAAGAGGAATGGAACAATATGCTATGGGAGGAGAAGTTAAAACTACCTGGGGAGGACACGCAGAAACTATTTCCCAAAATCCATATATGCCTGGTACAGGAGAAACTATTATGTTTAGAGGAAAGTCACATGATGAATCTGATGGTAATGGTCATACAGGTATTGGTGTTAAATATGGAGCAGGAAAACATGACTCCTATACAGATTATGCTGAATATGGAACACAAAATGCAGATGCTCACGTAGAAGTAGAAAGAGGAGAACCTGCTGCTGAGTTACAAGATGCTAATGGAGAAAAGAATTTAACAGTGTATGGTAATTTAAAAATTCCAAATCAATATATAGATATGTTAGGAGATCCTAAAGCAAAAGGAAAGAAGTTTAAAAACTATATAGCTGAAATCTCTAAAGATGAAGATAAACAAACTAAGCTTATAGATAAATCAACAAGTTTGTTAAATGATTTAGATGTAAGAAACTCTTTTGATAAATTAAAATTTGAATCCTTAACAGCAAATATTAATGGGGCTAATATGAAACTTAAATCTATTGCTGATAAGAAAAAGAATGCAGCTTATTTACAAAATGCAATTAATGATACAGCAGAAGAGTATGGTTTAGTAGCTGATGATTTAGCAAAAGGAAAAGCTAAAATAAATAAAGAGGCTCTACAAGAATATGCTGAATATGGAAAAAATTTAAAAAAATATCAAAATGCTCCTGAACCAATTTATGCTTCAGATAAAGCAAGTACAGGTAATAATGAAATTTTTAGTCAAATAGATGAACTTTATGAAAAAGCCCAAGAAGAAGAAAGAAAACATCCTGGAAGAAAAAATAAATATCATTTACAGTTACAGCAATTATTTCATAAAAACTTTCCAGAAGTTGCAAAAAATATAATTATTAATGCTGATGGAGTTACAGGTAAAGCTAAAAAAATGGGATATAAAACAATAAATGATTTAAAAAAAGCTTCAGATGAGGAAATTCTTAAAACAAATGAAGATTTGTATTTTGGACCTAGGACAGAACAATATATGGCTGAATTAGATAAATTAAGAACTAAAAGAAATCGTTCTGCAGATTTTTCAGTTCCTGAGATTAGTTCTAAAAAAAATAAAACAGATAATACAAAAGAAAAAGATAATAAATACGAAATTACAGAATACAAACAAAGTCCTTGGTTAACAGCTTTAAATCAAATTCTCCCATTCATTAGACCTACAGATCAAGAACCTCTTGACCCTAGACAACTATCTGGAGAACTATATGCACTTTCAACTAATCAACTAGAACCAGTACAAGCACAAGGATATCAACCTGATTTAGCTACTCCTTATGATATTTCATTACAAGATCAAATGAATGAAATAACAGCACAAACAAGAGCAGCACAAAGAATGACACAAGGTAATCCTGCAGCTCAAGCAGCTATTGCAGCTCAAGCATATGATGCTATTAATAAAGTGAAAGGAGAAGAGTTTAGAGCTAACCAAGCAATGAGAGCTAATATATTTGATCAAAATAGACAAGCATTAAATGATGCTAAACTTAAAAACTTAGCAATATTTGACCAACAGTATACTAGACAAGAACAAGCTAAGAGTAATACAAAAGCTATTGCTCAAGCAGCTCTTAATTCTATTTCTGACAAATATGCTAAAAATAGATTAGAAAACAGAACTCTTGGTATATATGAAAACTTATACAACTATAGATATGATCCATCAGGTAGAGCAATAAACATGAACCCTCTTTTTCAACCATATATAATGCAAAGATATCCTCAATATAAAGATGCTAACTATAAAATTAATCCTGACGGAAGTATTACAGTTATTCAAAATAAAACAACAGAATATACAGATATTCCTCCTACAGCTACTCCCACGTATGTAAATAACAGACAAACATCTTCTTCTGGTTATTTACCAAATACATACACATCTCAAGAAGAAGAAGATATTTTTGCACCTCTTCCACAAAAAAATGGTGGTAAAACAAAGAAAAAAATTGCAATGAATGGATCAATAGTTAAAATGTACAAGACTGTATAACTCATTTCATTATAGCAAATTAATTAATCACATTATGTAATATTGGAACATATAATATTTTCTATTACATTTGTTAAATAATATACACTTATGGCATCGTTTACAGATAATCCACAAGCTTTAGGAACCTTTAACCCTTATGTTCAACAACTTCCTGTTGAAGCTATGGTAAAGGTTGGTATGCAAAAACAAGAGCAATACAACCAAGGAATTCAAAAAATACAAACAGCAATAGATAATATATCAGGATTAGAAGTTGCTAATGATGCAGATAAAGCTTATTTACAATCAAAAGTTAATGAACTTGGAAATAAACTTAAGTTTGTAGCTGCTGGAGACTTTTCTGATTTCCAACTAGTTAATTCTGTAAATGGAATGACTAATCAACTTGTATACGATCCTATAGTTCAAACAGCTGTTGGATCTGCTGCTAAAAGAAAAAAAGAAATAGAGTTAATGGAAGAAGCTAGAAAAAAAGGAGAACTAGTTCCTGACAATGAAGTTTATTTTGCTAAAAGAGACAATGAATGGTTGAATAGTATAGAACCAGGAAAAGCTTACAGTACAAAATATGTTCCTTATTTTGATGTGTTTAAATTTGCAAAAGAAAAAATTGATGCTCTTAAACTAGATGGTTTTTCTTTTGACGAAATTTACCAAAAAGGATCAGATGGTCAATATCTTACAGATGGAAAAGGAAATCTTATTCTTAATGAAACAATGAAAAGAATAAAAGAAGAAGGATATTTACCAGGAAAACTTCAAGCTACTATGGATGAAGTTTTTTCAGATGGAAGAGTTAAACAACAACTTGGTATATCTGGAGAATATTTTTACAGAAATTCTACTCCAGAAGATTTAGCATCTCTTTCTACAGAAAGTGCAAATACATTAAAAAATAAATATGAAGACCAGCTTGATATATTAAACCTAAAATTACAAGCAAATCCTGACAATTCTTCTATAAAAGAAGAAATTAAAAAAACAGAAGATGCTATTTTAAAAATAGGAGAAAATCTTCTTGAAACAGGAAAATTAATTTCAGAAAATCCAGATGCTGTTAAGTCTTATTTGTATACAAATAACAAAAAAGAAAATTATATGTCTATTTTTAATGTTTCTAAGAAATATGAAGAAATAATGCAAAGCCCTGCTTATCAGGTTAAAATAGAATTACAAAAAATGGCAAACGAGCAATCTAGATTTAGTCAACAAGAAGCTAGACTTAGATGGCAATTTTCAAAGGAACATGAGCAAAGAGAAAGATTTAAGAAATCAGACCAAGAAACCAAACTTGCTGAGGCAAGAATTAAGGCAGGGGTTGGAATAGGAACTGGTATAGGTGCAGACGGATTTCCTACACTTTCTCCCGATCTTGAACCTTCAACTTTTAATGCCTTAGCATATCATGCTGAAAAAGTAACTAATGCTGCAAATAATTTTTCTAACTCACAAGCCAAACTTGTTTGGCAATCTCTTTGGAATACAGAAAAAAATAAAAGTATTTTAAAAAGAGAAATGACTAAAACTGTAAATGGCCAACCTATAACAGAAGAAGAAGCTATTAAAAATATTATAACTAGATGGGCAAAATCAAAAGGAGTTAGTTATGATGATTATATGGTAGCTTCTTCTGATAAAGTTCTTAATCAATATAATAGTCCAGAATCAATAGAAAGCCTTCAAAAAAATAACTATGCATTATATAACTCTCTTAAAAAATATGAGGATGCTCAAGTTAATTGGAAAATTGAAAAAGCAAAAGATGATGATGTTAAAGCAAACAGTCTTGCTTCTTTTTATAAAGAATTAGAAAGTTTAAACATTCAAGATAAAAAAATAAAAATAGGAAACGAGTCTTATACTCTGACAAAACAAGATGCTATTGATTTAGCTGCAATTGCTAAATATGAAGACAGGAGTTTTATCAGTGCTTTAACATCAAATGAGGAAAGTGAAGCTCTTAAAAAACTTCATGATGCAGCTAAAATTAGACTTGAAAAAGCAGGTAAGTCTAGAGTTATAAACGCTTTTTTAAATTCTTTTCCAGGAGAAAAGAAAGCAAAAAGTTCTTTAGATTTAAGAACTAGTTATCCTTTTCAGGGGGTTGCAGAAGGAATAGAAAAAATGATGTTTGGAAGAACTCAAACAGAAAAGGAAGAAGCATATAGAAAACAAAAAATTGCTGGAAACCCCTTTGAAGATGTTTATAGAGCTATGGGTAAAATTAACCCAGAAACTATTACAAATCAAGTTGAGAATGCATCAAAAGTAATTTCAAAATACAGAAAAGTTGTTCCTAATTTATCAGGATCTCTTAGCACTGGGGATGATAAAACAGATAAAGTTATTTTACAAGAGCTAAAAACTACTGCAAATCAATATGCTAAAAATAGAAATATGGTTGGTGTAGATGCTGATAAAGTTGTTGAGGCTATTCAAAAAATGGAAAACATTGATGATTTTAGAAATGAAACAATTTTAAGAGGTGTAGAAAAAATAGGTGCTAAACCTGTAGGATTTATTCAGATTGGAGACAATAAACTCTATCTTAATGACCCTGAATCAGTAAAATTTAGAGTAAATCCCGAAAGTATTTATGAAGATGATTACATTACTGCTGTAGAAGAAATTATAGAATCTAATTTAGGAACAAGTTCTTATGGAGATATAAACAAAATTAATACATACAGAGAAAACGATGTTGTTATGAAAAGTAGTGATTTTCCTTTTTTAAATAACTCTAAATACTCTGCAAAAGTTAATTTTTTAAAAAGTGATAATATGTACTATCCCTATCTTTATATCAATGATGGTAAAAAAGAAAAAGTTGTACCTTTGCCAGTAAACTCTCCTTATTTAGGAAAACTTATGAGAGAAGATCTTCCTAGTTATGTTTCTCCAAAAATTGTAGAACAATTATTAAACAGTTATTAATAAAACCATAATGGAAAATAATCCTTTTGATAATAAAAATTCTTTATCTGAAAATATTACTAACAGACCCGCAGTAGCATTAGGTATACCAAAGCAATCAATAGTTCCCTTTCCTAACCTTCAACAAGGATCTCAGGAAAATAAAAATCCTATTGATTTATTAAGAAGCATAGTGGCATCTCCTTCTAAAGACCCTAGAGTTTCTTCTATTCCTATTTCTTCTTTTTCTACAGATCCAAGATATTCCAGAGGTACAAGACCTGGAGATGATTGGGAAGAAGCTTATGCTCAAAATCAAACTTTTGTTGAAAAAGCAGGAGCTATTTTAAAAGGAGTCAATCTTGCAGGAACTACAATAGCAGGAGGATTTTCTAATATTCTTGTAGGTATTCCCTCTGCATTTATTAAAGGAGACATTACAAAAATTTGGGATAATCCTGTTAACCAAGGATTACAAAAATGGAATGAAAAAGTTGATAGAGAATATCTTCCTAATTTTTACACAAAACAAGAACAAGAGGCTGATTGGTGGAATACTGACAACTGGGTTACATGGAACTTTTTGTTTGATAAACTTATTAAAAACTCAGGGTATGCTGTAGGAGCAATGTATTCAGGTAATATTGCCAATTCCCTTTTTTTAAAAGCAGGCAATGCTATTGGTAAAGGAGCAGCAGCTTTGGGAACTACAGCAGAAGCTAGTCAAGCTTTTAAACTTGCCACTCCTTTATTAAGAGGAACATCAAGAGCTTTTTCCCAAGGAAAGAATATTGAAGCTTTTGAAGTTTTAACTTCTGAAATATCTTCAATTGCTGATGCAACTAAAAAAGCAAATCAACTTTCTCAAATAACAAATACTGCTTCTAAGTTTGCAAATTTTGGAAATACAGGAAGAAGAACACTCATTTCTTTATATTCTTCTGCAGGAGAATCTTCTATGGAAGCTATTATGGGTGGTAATCAAATGAGAGAAAAATTAATTACTGATTTTTTTAACCAAAATGGATATGAACCAACGGGAAAAGATTTAGAAAATATAAATAACACTGTAAAAGAATTTGGAAAACAATCTTTCTTTGGAAACATGGCTCTTCTTGGAGCTACAGAGTTTGTACAACTTCCTTATTTAATGGGCTCTTCTTGGAAAAATTCTAAAAATGCTATTAGAAATATTACAGATAATGTTGTTAGAACAGGTTCTGTAATAGAAGAAGTTGTTCCTAAAACAAAATTTGGTAAAGTTTATAAAGGTTTTAAAAAGTATGGAACTTATGTTTTTGATCCAAAAGAAGCTGGACAAGAAATAGGGCAATATGCTTTAGAGGTTGGTGCTTCTAATTATTTTAATAAACATAAAGAAACAGATGCTGCAGAAGGATGGATTGATTCTGTTTTAAGTTCTTTGGAAAATGTTCCTGGAGTTGTAAAAAATGTTTTATCTTATGGTATGTTTGGAGAAGATGAAACAGGAAAACCTGTAGGAGCATTAGTATCTAAAGAAGGAATTGAAGGAGGTATTCTTGGTGGTATTACAGGCGGATTAATGCAGGCTACTATTATAAGAGCACAACAAATCCAAAGAAAAAATAACACTCAATCTTTAATAGAGCAATCTAAAAATGCTCCTTTACTAAGAGATGTTTTAATAGATAGAATTAAAACAGTAAATAGAGGAATTGTTTTACAAGAACAACAAAAAAACTCTGTTTTAAATAATGATTTATTAGAATCTAAAGATTTAAAAACAGACTTGGCTTTTAACTATGCTATGCATAAAGTTAAATTTGGAAGAACTGACCTTGTTCTTGATGAAATTCAAGAGTTAAGAAAAGAAATAATGACTAAAGGTTTAGAAGGTTTTTCTTCTTTACAACAAGAAGGAATTGGAAATACATTAGACTCTAAAGATCAGTTTCTTTCTAGACTTACAGAAATTGAAACATTTGTAAAAGATCTTGATAGTACATACGAAAACTTAAATACATTATATGGATCTCAAACAATTAAAGATGTTAAAACAGAAAAACTTTTAAAAAAGTATTCAGACAGTGCTATTGAAAGACTCTCTTATATTACTACTAAAATTAAAGATTATGATACTAGAATTCCACAATTAAAATTAGAATTAGGTTTAAAAAATATTGTAGTAGATAATGCTCTTGCTGATGTTGTTAAAAATCCTGATTCAGAGGCAATAGATATGCAACTTTTGGAAATTGATTCTTTAGATCCAGCAGAATATACAAATGAAGAGAAAGATTCTTTAAAAAAATCTGTCTTAGATTTAACAGAGATTACATTAAGAAAAAAACTTTTTATAGATGAATATAATGAAGTAGTAAAAAATCCTGAAAATTATATTGAACTTTCTGAAGAAACACAACTAATAAATAATAAGGGAGAATTAGTAGATGCAAATGGTAATATAATTCCTAAAGAAACTATAAAAATTAAAACTAAAAAAGGAGAAAGAAATATTGAAATTGGTACAGAGTACTTTTTAGGAAAAAGAGTATTTGAAGATAGTAAAGGAAAAGAAGTATACAGAACTCCTAAGATAACTATATTAGGAGAAAATGAAGATGGTACAATTAAAATTAAAGATGCTAAAGGAGATATAAGAGATATTTCTAAAGATGAATTACTTGACTATAGTTTAGCAAAAGTTTCATCTACATTAAATAATAAAACAGCTAAGTATTACTTAGAGCACATGAACTCTGTGTTTTCTTTTTATGGTAAAAAAGTTACAAATGAAAAAGGAGAAAGAGTTCCTGTAAAAGGAAGACTTGAGTACTTTCAAACAGAAGATGGACAAAAAGATAAGTTGTTTTTTGTTTACAAAAATGAGAAAGGAGAGATAGTTAAAAAAGAAATAGATGGTTCAATGGTTGTACCTAAAAAAGGGTACAAACATGCTATATTAAAACATGTAGGAGAACTAACACCTGCACAACAAAAAGCAGAAGAAAGTTTTGGTAAAACAACCTCTTCTAGTTTACAAGCAAAACTTCAAAGAAGAGAAGAAACTCTTAATCAGTTATACGAAGAAGTTTTAGAGAAAAAAGAAAACACAGAAAAACTTATTTCTGAAAAAACTGCTCAATTAGAAAAATTAAAAAAACAAATAACTGATATAACTGATCAGATTGAAACTAATAAAAATCCTGAAGATAAAAGATTTAAAAAATTTACATTAAAAGAAACTATTTTTGATGCTATTTCACAATTAAAAGCATTATCAAAAATGGAACAAGATCTTCAACAAGAGCTTGAAGAACTATACACTGTAGATGATGAATTAAAACTAAATATAGAATATATTGAACAGCTTATTGATAACATAGAAGAACTTCCTACATCAACAAAAGAATTTATTAATGAATTAAATGATGAACTTATTGATTTAAATATACTAGTTGAAGAGACTGGTAAACAAATTAATACAGTTAGTTCTTTAATGGATGCTACTAGAGATGCTATTAAGGCAGCTATTAAGTATCTTAGTGGTTTAATCAAAAACTTTGAGTCTAGATATTTTAATGTTCCTTCCCCAGAGGGACAACAATGGGTTGATTTCTTAAAAGCAAATCCTAATTTCTTAAAAACAAAACCAAACTACAAAGCTGAATTGTCAGCTCTTGAAGAAATTATAGCTACAACAGAAGATTTTACAATCACTCCTTCTGAGGCTAGACTCCAAGATCTTGAAGAGCATTTAGATATACTAAATGGTGCTATTAAAGATTATGAAAAACAAATTAAGGTTAGAGAAGATGTTCTAGCTAAACTAGAAGATATATACAAAAAAGCTTTAGAACAAAAACAACAAGAAAAAGAACTAGCTAATAATGAAGCATTATTACAAGAGTTTATTGGTACATTAGATAGTGGTATACAACCTATAGCTTCTACTTCTAATAGTGAAAAAGTTTATGAGCAAGATGCAAAGAAAAGTGATTATGATGTAGTGGGAGGAACTAGGCCTATATCTAATGCTAGACCACATAACTTAAGAGCTAATAGATTTGGTTCTAGATTTAATTCATTACCAAAGTCTAAAAAAGAAAATATAAAAGGTAGAATTGTTACACTAAAAACAGAAGAGTTACAAGGAGTTCCTGGACTTTCTAATTTAATAGTAGATGGAGAAGCAGATCCTAAAGATGTAATTGCTTTAGTAATGGTGATAATGAATGAGGATGGTTCTTATTCATTAGTTGATGAGTTTGGTAATGCATTTACAGAAGAACAAAAACAAAATCCATTAGAACATGCTGTATTCCAAGTATTTCCAGGTGATAGTTTACAAGGAAAATATTCTGGAAAAACAGAATCTATGTTTAGAAATGCTACTGCTGAAGATAGAAAAGAAATTATTAATGAGCTGACTAAACAATATAGAGAGTGGAGAAAAGATCAACTTTCTAAAGAAGAATTAGAATACCCAAAAGATTTTAAAACTTCATTTGGTATTCCTGAGTATGTAACAATGCTTGTTGAGAAAACAGTTGATGGTAAAACAATTCAAGTTGAAGAAATAAATTATAATGCTACAACTCCTGTAGAAAAAACAGGACTGGTATCTAAAAAAGATTTATCCTCTAAAAAAGTTATTGCATTCTCTACAAGTGATTCAGTAAGTGAAGGATCTGTTACATTTAAAACAGGACCTGGTAGAGTGTTTCTATCTTTACCTGGGGGTCTTATTAAACTTAATAATAGAAAACTAACACAGGAAGAAGCTACAACAATCTATGAAGCAATATATCAACTTTCTAAAATAGCCTTTGATAAAGGAACAATAAAAGATAATGATGAGGCACAACAGATTGTTCGTTGGTTAAAGAGTGTTGTTTATTGGGGTATTGCAAAAAATACTCAAACAGGAGAAAGAAAGAAAGCTGGATATAATAATATATGGTTTGAAGACATCACTGATGATAAAGGAGTTAAATCAACTAGGTTATTTATATCAGGACTAGGTGGTAATATGAGTTTTGCTCCTACAGAATTATCTAATAGAAGAAATGAATTAATAACATTAATATCATCGCTTTATCATAATGTAAGTGGTACACAAGTAAATGATAATTCTTGGAGTGTACCTTATACACAAATACTTGGATTTGATAAAAATGGTGAAGCCATTACTAGAGAGTGGCCAAACTACCAAACATATCTCCTATCTTCAGAAGGAAGAAAAGATGGAGAAATTCCTTTAACAACAATTATAAGACCACAACAAGGAGAAAATGATGTTGTTAGAAAAGGAATGTATTTTACATTAAATCAAACAGCAGATACATTTAACTTTGAATTAGCTAAACCAGCACCAGTTGTACAAAAAGAAAATGCACCTGTAACACCTGCTCCTGAACAAGCTCCACCTACTAAACCTGAAGAAAAAACTTCTGAATTTAAATTTGATAATAAAACTCCTAATCTTTATCCTTTTAATAGTGGTAAAGTTAATGTATTATTAGATGAAAATGGAATTGCTAGTTTCGTAGTTGATAATAAAAATGAATTAGATTTAGAAACTTCCAATACAATAAAGGCTGTTGCTAAAGCTAAAAATATGTCAGAACAAGAAGCAGGCTCTTTATTGCTAACAGCCATTGAGGCAAAAACAAAATTAATTGCTATAGCCAATTCTATTCCTCAAGATAATGCTGTTACAGCAGCTCCTGTAGTAGAATCTCCAGTTGAACAACCAGTTGCTGAAGCTGAAATTCCTACAGAAGAGACATCAGAAGTAATTACTAAAGAAACCAAACCTACTGAAGAAGCTGCTACTACAACAGCTAACCCATTTGCTAATAGACCAAAAACAAATGGTATAGAAGGTATTGATAAAACAGCGTATAGATTTGAAACATATAAACAATTTAGACAATTTGCTCCAGAGAACTTTAATAAACTAGAAGAATGGTTAACAGCTAATTTTCCTAATCTTCCTGTATACAGAGTTAAGAATATAATTAAAGCTTCTAATGGAAGACAAGCTTGGGGAATGTTACATAAGGGAGCAATCTATTTATATGAGAATGCAGAGACAGGTACAGCTTACCATGAAGTATTTGAAGCTGTATGGGCTATGATGACTACTACTCAAGAAAGAATTAACATAGCTAAAGACTTTAGAAATAGAGAAGGAAGTTATATAGATAGATTTACAGGAGAAACTGTTGTTTATAAAGATGCAACAGATGATCAAATGAGAGAAGAACTTGCAGAAGAGTTTAGAGATTATGTTTTATATGATAAAAACCCTCAGCAAGCTCCTAACCCAAAAACTCCTTCATTCTTAAAAAATATATTTGATTGGATAATTAACGGAATTAAAACATTCTTTGTAGGCAAAGATGCTGCTAAGAACACACAAGAACTATTTGATAGAATAGGAAATGGTTATTATAAATCTTATATACCATTTGAGCAAAAACTTTCTTTTGCTAATGTAGGGTATACAGATATTACAGAAGTTATTCCTGATAACTCTTCTGTATTTAGAGCTAAAATAGAAAACTTAAGTGCAACTGATATTCATCAGATTATGCAACAAATGACCTATACTACAATCACTCAAATGATTGGTAATAATCAAAGTTTATTTAATATTACATCTATAGATAGAAAGAAGATGTATGATATTATTAAAGATGATTTATTAAATAATAGAATAGGGGCAATGGCTGACCAAGTTCTTTTAGATATTGAGAAAAATAAAATAACTAAAGAACAAGGTGATGTATATTATAACAATATAGGAACATTATATAATAATGTATATAACCAATGGCCACTGCTTCAACAGAAACATGAAGAGTATTTGCAATCATATGGAATTGTATTTGATGAAAATGATGAAATAAACTATGATGATTATGAGAAATCTAAAGATGAAGGCTATGGTGATCCAAGACAAATTGATGGATTTAAAAAACTAAATAATACAATTAAACTTTTATTATCAAGTTTGTCTGAATCTACTTTTGTAAATGGTGGTACAGCTACAGAGTCTAAAATAAACAATGTTGGGGGAGTTACATTAGTTCCTCTTGGAAGTGTATATGTTGATCTTTTAAATCAACTACATAACTCTGTGGACCAGTCTGATATGATTAATAAGTTTAGAAAAGCTTCAAGAAATAACCCTAACTATGTTTCTTTATTTGAAAGAATGTTTAAAGTTAGTCCTCTTTCTGAAAATCCAATAGACTACACTTTATTGAGTAAGGAAGATCTAAGACTTATAGATGGGTTTTGGAAAACATTTAAAAAACAATCTCCTACAGTTTCTGCACTATTTATATTAGGAAATGGAGATATTGTTGTTGGAGATTCTAATACATCTGGTGCTGTTAGAGAGTATAGAAGACAATTTATAAACTCTATTCTAGAAGGTGCAAGAACAGGTACTAATCCATATATTACAAAAGATAAAACAAAAGGATTTGTAAGAACAAAAGCATTAACTGCGCTTAATGAACAAACAGATATAGCACAACTAGTTAACTTTCTTTCTAATTTAGGAATAGAATTTTCTGAAAAAGAATTGAAGAAAGCTAATTATGATGTTCAAAAAATGTTTAGAAATGCTGCTAATGGTATTATTAGAAGTTTAAAAGAAAGAGTTACAGATACTGGTATAGAAAAGATAAATGTAAATACATTAGATGTATCTGGAAGATTATTAGAACTAGGACTTGTTAAATCAAAATTAGAAACTTCTGACTTTGATACAACGTATTTTAATATTAATGGGGAAAGATCTCAAACTTTCTTGGGTCCTAATTTATTAAGCTCATTCTATGATGTTATTTCTAAAGTTGATAAAATATCTGACTTAGCTAATACAAACTTTGGATATTTAATAACAGATACATATTCTAACATAGGAAGTGTAATGTTAAATAGAATATTTGATGAGAATGGAGATAAGAGAGAAGGTCTTAGTTTAGAAACTTTAAAACCATTTATTATAGATGGTACTATAAATGAAGAGCTAGGAAAAAATACTGAGTCTTCAAGACTCACTAAAAGACAGAGATATCTTCAAGAATTAAATATGAACTTGAAAGGAATATACATGAATCTTGTTCCTGGTGATGCTAATATGCAAACTGCTATAAAGCTACATGATTCTGACAATCCTTTTGTAACAAAGGATATGCTTTTGAGCAAAGGGTATATGAATATATTTAAAGATCAATTTATTTCTGAAATTACAATGTCTAGAGAAATAAATAGACAGGTTGCTAAAGGAAGAAATAATGAAAACTTAAGATTTTTTAAATCTATATTGGGAGAATCTCTTCATAAAAAAATTGTAAACAAAGCTCAAAATACAAATGTTTCTGCAGAAGAAATATATGAAGATTTTAAAACAGAAATTAATGATAGGGTTAAAGAGTTTATAGACACTAAAACAGATAAATCATTAAATAAAATGAAAGAATACAACATTATAAAACCTTCTGCTGAAGGAAATTATAATGTTGAAAATGTTTCTATTTTTAATACAGATGAATCTTACACAATAGATGCTATTAGAAGTGCAATTAAACAACAGCAAATTAACTTTATGATTGCTAATGTTGAATTACACAAACTTCTATACTCTGATCCTTATCAATATTCTGATCAGCTTAAACGTATTAAAAACTTTACTTCTCCAAGACAAATTCTTTCTTATGGAAACAATGAAATAAATTCTAGATATGGAGAATTATATAACAATAACAACCCTGAAGATAAATTGTTTAACACCAACTTTAATAGAGACACTATTAATGGTGGAACAATATCTGATGTTCTTTCAGATAATGAAGAGTTAGGATATGATGCATTTGAGGAAACAGATGGTGGTGGTTATATTACAGATAAGGGATTAAGATATACCAAAATCAAAAATGGTGAATGGACAGATGAAAATGAAGAACAATACATATATGATATGGCATATATGAAAAAAGTTCTTAATAAACCATTAAATACTGTTGAGAAAGAAAGACTTAAAAAAGGTAATCCTTTTGAGCAAAGTAATTACACTCCTATAAAACCTATTGTTGCAGGTAATAAAAACATGGGAAGAAGTTATAATGATGTACTTCTTGATAAATTCTCTTTGTTTCCTATTTCATTTAGAATGATACATGAGCTTAATCCAACAGCTAACATGTTAAAACTTTATGAAAAAATGATTAATGATGATGTAGACTATGTTGTTTATGCATCAGGAAGAAAAGTTGGTAAAGAAAATATTTATGAGTTGTATGATAAAGATGGAAACTTTAATGAAGCTCCTTTAATTAGTGCTGAAGAAAAGAAAAACCCATTAGGAAAACAAACTGTTCTTACTATTCCTCTTTCAATATTTGCTATTCAAACAGAAGTTCCTACAAAAGAAAATAATAAAGTTACTCAAGGATCACAACCTACAAAGTTAGCTACTATGGACTTTATGGAAGCTGGTGTGCCTATTGACTTTATGTCTGATGAAAAAAATTTTACAACTCGTTATAATGAATGGATTAAATTATTAGATAAAGGTTCTTATAATGATGGTGATAATTTATATAATGAAATAAAGAATAATCAAAATCTTCTAGAAGCAAGAATACAAGATGGACTAAGCTCTTTATTTAAAGAACTAGGAATAACAAAAGTAGGAGATGATAAGTACACACTATCTAAACCAGAATTAACATTTGATATTCTTAAAAAAGAATTATTAAAAAGAGAGATTAATGATAATATAGTAGATGCATTAGATGGTTATGAAGATGGTAAGTTTGTACTAGAAGCTATTCCTTCATACCAACAAATTAGAAACATATTATACTCTATTGCACATAGAGCTGTTGTATCTACAAAACTAAAAGGAGGACAAAAAGTACAAGTATCTTCTGCATTGTTAGAGTCTCAAAGAGCAAAAGCTAAAGAAATAACTGATAGTAAAGGAAATACAAAAACTATATACGAATCAGATATACTTAAGTTCTATACAAATAAGGATGGAAAAAGAGCATGTCAGATTATGATATCTAGATGGTTTAAAAGTCCTTTATCTGATGAAGAGCTTATAAACTATTTTAACAATACAGAAGAAGGTAAAAAACAATTATCTGCTTTAGCTGGTATTGCTTTTCGTATTCCTACACAAAAACAAAATTCTATTGAAGTATTTGAAATTGCTAAATTTCTTCCAGAAGGATATGGTGATTCTGTTATTGTTCCTTCTGCTTTAGTTAAGAAAGTAGGAAGTGACTTTGATATTGATAAACTTTTCATTTATCTAAAAAACTTATACCCTTCAAAAAATAACTCTTTAAAAGTTGTTCCTTATTTTGGAATTGGTAAAGAAGCTAAAGCTAAATTTGAAGAATTATATAAAGCTGGAGAATTTGATGAATATATAAAAACTAAAAAAGATGCTCTTCCGCAGGGAGAAGCAGAAGATAGATTGTTTGAAAGTATATTTCCAGAAGAATATAGTAATTCTAAAGAAGAAATTATTAATGGTTTGTATAGACAATCTTTAGACAATGCTTATGTAGACTCTTTAGAAAAACTTATATCTCATCCACTCAATTTTAAAAACTTAGTTAAACCTAACTCTGCAGAACAATTACAAAAATTAACTACTGATATTGAAACTCTTCTTGGTTCTAAAAAAATAGATTACTCTGATGTTGGAGAAATGTTAGATAGAGAGTTTATGTCTGAATTAAGAAATGACTTTGTTAGAGCAAAAACTGCTATTGGTATTGCAGCTACATCTCAAACAGGTAATGCGCAAGCTCAAAGAAGTGTTCTATCAATAGATAGAACAAAATTAAATCGTGTTTCTGAAAGAGACAGAGCTTTTCTTGGAGATGCATTAATTAAATTTGAAAACTTTAACTCAGTTAAAGGCATGCCTACATTATCAATAATTGAAGATGCTAATGCTATTCCAGAAGATAGAAACTATATTTCTGATGTAATTGGACAAGTTATTGATGGGTATGTAGATGCTGCTAAAGACCCTTGGGTTATGCGTTTAGGAATTACTCCTAATGTTGCTGGAACTTGGTTATTCTTAATTAGAACTGGTGTACCATTAGAAAATGTTGCATACTTTATGAATCAACCAATTATTAAAGACTTGTTGCAAACATTAGAAAACAATGGATATTCATATATATTTAATAACAAGTATATAAATGCTGTTAAAGAAGGATATGAATACGAAGCTATTGATTCTGAAAACCTTGAAATTAATGTTATTCCTGGTGTTGATGAGCTATCGAAAATGATTGGAAAAGATGAAGAAACTTTATCTCCATATCAATCATTACAACAACTATTTATATTAGATGAGTTTTTGAAATACTCAAAAATGGCTGAACAACTACTAACATTTACACAAGCTACAAACTTTGATACAGCAACATTTAATGATCCTTTTTTAATAGCTAAGAAACTAAGACAAATAGAAAAAGCTAGAAATACAATTTTTTCAGATGTTGATGATTTCTTAGACTCTTCTTTTATTGGAGAATTAAAAAATTCTTTAAATTCATTTAGAGATGGAATTGCTGAAATACTGCTATCAGATAAAAGAAATAACCCTAATGGTCAATCTATAAGAGAGGTGTTAGAGCAAGTGTTAGAACCATACATGGATATGAATGATAAAGACTTTGTATCTACAAGTAAAAAAGCAGTGCTAACATTATTTGATTGGGCTGTACAAACTAATAGAAATTTAAACACACAGCTTACAAAAGTTTTGCTTTCTAATGAAAAAGGAGAATCAACTGCCTCTGAATTAATGAAATTAAAAAGAGATGCTGAAAATCCTAATCATCCTTTGTATAATAATTATGTTCTAAAAGCATTACAGATTGAAAAAGGAAATAGTGAAACTGAACCAGACAATTTATACATTAATTCAAAAGATGTTAAAGTGTATGATCAAAATCAAATCATATATGCTTTAAGAGAGATTAAAAAATTATTACCAGAGTCACAAAAACCATTATATGGAAATTTAGTAAGACTTGCTGTATTACAATCAGGGCTTTCTAATTCTAGAATTTCTTTTACAAGCTTGCTTCCTTTTGAAGATTTTGTTGAAGTATATAATCAAACTCTTTCACAAATAGATAAACTTCCAAATCTTTCTGATTTTGTAGATATGAATGTATTTGAAAGAGGAAATTGGAATGATCCTAATATTGTAGATCAACATAAAGAAAGAGTTATTCTAACTAAAAAAGGAAGATTCAAACCTGAAACTACACTAGTGTCTAAAAAATTAAAAGATGCAATGGATAAAGGACAGATTCCAAAAACCATAAACATCTCTGCAAATTCAATGGAAGCCAATAGTGATGTAATTACATACATATGGTCAGACATGACTGTAAATAAAGATACAAAAAGAGAAATGGTTAAGAAAGGGGATTATTCTTTTATGAAAAAAGGATTATTCAAGAAAGTTTATTCTAAAAATAAAAAAGGAATTTCTTCTCCAATTGTATATGAAACTATTTCTACAGATAAGGTAACTAAAAAAACAACAGTTTATAAAAACTATGTTTATAAAATGATTAATGCTTGGGGAGATTCTCTATATGCAAAAGAATTTTATGATAAAACCTATCCTGAGATTTCAACATCAACTGTTTCACAAGCATCTGTATTTGATAATGGATACGAAAAAGTTATTGAAAAAAACATTACAAATGTTGTAGCTGGGATAGAATTTAAAGGTAAACAAAGTGCTGAAGTAGAAGACAGTGTTATTGTAGAAATACTTGGAAACTCTGCATATGTAGAAGGAGATGAATTTATTTCTTCATTTGAAGAAGAATCTCTACCTTTACAAACAGAAGAAGAAAAAAAAGATGATACTTGTAATCCTTTTTAATAATAAAATATGAAACTTTGTCATAGAGATAAAAAACAAATGCCTTCTATTGAGGGAACAAGACTTGCTTTAATTCAAGAAAAAATTTTAGATGAAAAAAATCCTTTATTAATTATTAATAAAGAAGAGTTTGATATAGAAAATGATTCTCTGTCTAAAATTGCAAATCAAAAAACTGGTAAAGAAGGAAGTCTTTATACAGTTGAAGATAGATCTAAGATAAGAGATATAAGTAAAAATTCTGATGGCTCTACATATAGAGGTTCTACAATAATTCAATATTATGCAATTCCTAATAAAGAATTATTTGATGCATTAGATGCAGCAAAAAATAAACCTTCATTTCAACTTGAAGGTGTTCCTGCATCTAAAGCTTCTAAAGAAACTATAGAGAAAGTTAAGAAGGTGATTGAGCAAATGGGTGTTAACATTGTTGCTCTACAAGATTATTTAAAAGGAAATCCTGATGTAAATGCAAAAGATGCTACAGCACTTGCAGATCTTGTACAAGGAATTATTGCTATTGCTGAAGGAAAAGAAGATGTTGCTCTTACAGAAGAGATGGTGCATATTGCTACAGCTATTATAGAGCAAGTAAATCCACAACTAGTTACAAACCTTATTAGTAAAATCTCTCAATATAAAATATACAACATTGTATTAAATAAATACAAAAATAACAAAGCATATCAATTACCAAATGGTAAACCAAACATTCGTAAGATAAAAAAAGAAGCTGTAGATAAATTAATAGCAGAAATGATTATTAATATGTCTGAGGGCACTACAGAGTTTCCCGAGCTATTAGAGAAAGAAAGTAGAAACTTAGTTCAACAAATGTGGGATGCTATTCTTTCTTCTATTAGATCTTTATATGGAAGATCTGATATTGATTTGTTTGAACAAACAGCTCAACAAATTTCTGAAGGAAACCTAGGAGCAGGAATAGAAGTTTTAGAAGGAACAGAAGACCAAGGCATATTCTTTCAGCTGGAAGAAAATCAAAAAGTAAATGAAGCATTTGGTAAGTTTAAAGATATGAATGATAGAATGAACTTTATTGATGCAAATGAAACAGAAAAAAGACATTATACGTATGATAAAAACCCTTTAGAATTTACAGTTACAACATTAAAGAAAAAGAAAGACCTTAAAAGAACAGATGAAGAAAAGTTATTAGATGATCAAAAAAGAGCATGGGGATCGGAAGGTCATGATTTTTTAGAAAAATATATCAAAAAAAATCTTATTAATAAAGATGGATATGCTTTACCTACTGATAGAGAAGAGGAAATAGCTACACCATTAAATGATGATGTAAAAAAATCTATTATTATTTTTGCAAAAGAACTTATAGCATCATATGAAGATGGTACAAGATTTTTAGTTGAAACATATGTAGCTAATCTAAAAGTTAAAGGAGGTATGGGATCTAAAATTGACTTTATGGCTTTTGAACCTGTTAAAAATAGTAAAGGAGAGTCAGATGTTAAAGTGGATATATTAGACTGGAAATTTACAAGTTTTAATACAGAGTCTAATACAGACATTCCTTGGTATAAACAAGATGAGTGGAAAGCACAAATGGGTGAGTATACAAAAATTGCTTATAACTTAGGAATTGAAAGAAATCAATTGAGAAGAGCAAGAATGATTCCCTTTATAACAAACTATAGATATGCAATTAAAAATAATAAAACTTCAGGACTTGTTGCAAGATCTGTAGAAGTAGGAAAAATAGATTCATTAAAAGAAACAAACGTTTATTTACTTCCTGTTCCTGTCGATTTTGAATCTACAGGTAATGAATCTGTTGATACATTTATTTCTAGTCTTAGAAAATTGTATGAAAAAATGTATAAATCTACTGCTAAGCCAGAAGATAAATTTTCTAAAAATTTAAAACTAGAACAACTTAGTCTTGCTATTAGAAACTTACATTTAAAACTAAACTTCTTTCCTGTATATGATGTTGCTAAAACATTCTTAAATGATATGGAATTAACCATACAAGAATTCGATGGTATAGATTTTAACACCCTATCTAAAGATGAGTTAAATACAAAGCTTGAAAAGCTAGTAGAATATCAAAGAAGTGCTGAAAAGTTTACACAATTAAGTAATGTGTATACATCACACATTCCTAGAGAAAACATGTCAGTTGAAGAGTTAAAGTTATTAAATAATTTTGATAGACTTTCTGCAGGAATAAAAAGAAAACTAAAAGAAATACTATCTATTCAACAAGAATATGTTCTTCAAAAAGGACTAAAAGAAGGAATTGTTGAAGAAGAAAATGTAGGAGACATTTTAAAAGCTGAAAAATTAGTATCTAGCTTAGACAAAAACTTCTTAGAGAGTTCAAAACTTTCCCCACTAATTATACAGTTGGCTGCTAAAGTTTATTTAAAAGCTAAAAATTTAATTAATGTTAATTTTAGTAAAGTTGCAAATAATTATTCAAAAATATTAATTCCTCTAGAAGAGGAAGCAAGATCCAAAGGTAAAACAGCTTTTGAAATGATTGGCACTCTAACTGAAAGAGGTCCTAGACTAATTAAAAAATTAGACTCTAAATTTTTAGAAGATATAAAAACAGCTAAAGAAAAAGGAAACAAACAATTTTTATTAGATAATTTAGATGTTGAAGAATATAAAAGACTAACTGATCCATTAATAGAAAGAACACTAGATGAATTAGAAAGAACACAATTTTCTTCAGATGAAACAGAAAATGAGGAAATAAAAGAAAGAAGAAAAAATAGATTTATTAACTCTATAGATATTACATCAAACACTTTTGATGGTTTTGAAAATTATACATTTCAATATTACTACAGACAAGCTATGATTGAAGAAGGTCATTTGTCTAAAGAGTTTTTAGAAATGTCTAAAAGTGAAAATGCTTTAAAAGTTTGGAACTTTTTTACAGAACTGAACGAGAAAGCTAGAAAGATGGGATATTTAGATAAACAAGGACTTTCTTTTTTTCCATTAATAGAAGCCACCACTCTTCAAAAAATGTCTCAATCAGGAGATATACTAAAAGAAACAAAAGATTTCTTTAAAGATATGTATAGTATAAACCCTAACGAAGAACAATTATATGCAAAGGTTGATGAGGAAACAGGAGAATTAAAAAGAGTTATCCCTAAGTACTTTACAAGAACTAATAAAGATGTAGCACAACTATCCACAGACTTAAATAAAGTTGGCCTTATGTGGATTAAGTCTTTAATGGAATATGAATCTACAAAAGATTTAGAGTTTCCATTATTAGTAATGCATTCGGTTGAGCAATCTAAAGGATCATTAATTACAGATACTAAGGGAGAGGTAGTATTTGAAGGACAAACCCCTAAAGAACGTGCAGAAAATGAGAATGCAAATCTTTTAGAAGCAATACTAGATGATTACTTATACGGAATTACAGAGAATTTAAATTCAATGGGAAATATATTAATGACTTCCACTGTTTCTAAATTGTCAAAAAATAAAGATAAGGTAGAAGATAGAACTATATCTACAAAAAAACTACTAAGAACAGGTGATACTTATATTAGAAATCTTGCTCTTGGTCTTAAACCATTAATTGGGGTAGCTAACTGGTTTGGAGCCCAAATGCAAATGTATATTAATTCAGCAGGATTTTATCTTCCAGGAGAATTTGAAAAAAATAATGTAAAAGTTACTCTTCCAATAGGAAAACTTTCTCTTATTGAAAAAGCTTTATTAGATACTATTTCACCTCTTACAGGAGAAAGTGTTGTAGAAATAAAACAAAGAATGATAGCAGAGAAAAAATCATATGCAAGCTATTTAGCAACATGGACTTTTTCTGATGTAATGATGTCTACAAACTCTTTTGGTGAAAAGAAATTAGAATTAGCTAATGCTTTAACAATGATTGATAATGCAATTGTTATTAATGGAAAAATTATAAACATTAGACAACATTTAAGAGCTTTGGATAGACAGGCTAGAAAAGGAATGACATTTGAGCAAAGAAAGGCCCTAGAAAACTCTTTTGAAGAAAGAGTTAAATCTCTTAAAGAAGGAAACACTTCATTAAAAAAATTATCAAAAATTGAAAATGATGAACTAGTTATAGAAGGAGTTAGTGATGAAGAACTTGCTAAATTTAGAATGGGTATTATTGATTTTTCTAGAAACCTAACAGGACAAATGAGTAATGATGATAAGATGGGATATAGAAGAGATACTATTTTTAATTCATTCATGATGTTTAAAGGATGGATTCCCAAACTTCTTTCTGTTAGATACAAAAATATTACAAAAAATACTGCAACAGATGAGTGGGAGTATGGTAGATATAGAGCTTTCTTTTCAACCTTAAGTCAAATTGGTTACAAAAATATAACAGATCTTAGAGATATTACTCTTGGTACAGATAAAGGTCTTGCTATAATAAATGAAATGCTAGAAGCAAAAAAACAACAATACTATTTACAAACAGGAAAAGAATTAAACATAACTGAAGAAGAGTTTCAAGACTTAATTAGAACTCAAGTTAAAAACATGTTTAAAGAACTTAAGCTTATAGTAGGTATTCTTTCATTACTGGTTGCTGCAAAGTTAGCTGCACCTGATGATGATGAAGATATTCTTACTAAGAATAGATATAAGTATGTTGCTAAAATGATAAATAAAATATCTGATGAGCTTTTGTTTTATGTAAACCCAGCATCTGCAGATGAAATGACAAGAGGTTCCATTATTCCTTCTTTAGGTCTTTTTTCAAAAATTGGAAGTTTACTTAATGCTTTAAGAAAAGAAGTATATTATACAGCAATAGGGGATGAAAAAGAAGCAGATAAAGCTTATCCAATGAAATATTTTATTAATTTATTTCCTGTAGCATCTCAAGCATTAAATGAAGCTCTTCCTTATATTGATGCAGAATATGCAAAAGAAATGGGTGTTAGAGTTACAGCAGAGTCTAGAAGACAATAATAGAAAAATAAAATAATATTATGCTATATTATCCTTTCCATGTTTTCATCATAGTTTTATAAATCCACATTAATTATTTAGATTTGTAGCTTAGTATTAATATAAAAATTTTAAAAATATGTCTTTGTCAGATTGGCTTAATACAAACTGGATGCTTTTGTCAACAGTTGGTGCATCTATAAGTGGAATAGTTGGTTGGTTTTTAGGGGGCAAGCAAGCTAAAGCACAAGAATTAAAAAGAGGTGATGTTGAAATAGAATCAGCAGAAGTTGACTACGCTGCTAAAGTTAGAGAATTATATGATAATTTAAATACGAAATTAGCACAAGAAAATGAGGGTCTTAAGAGTGATAAAGAGGCAATAGTTGCTGAATTTAAAGCTGAAAAAGAATACTTTAGAAGTCAAATAGACACTCTTAGATCTCAACTAGGAGAAATGCAAAACCAATTTAATGTTATTCAATTAGCATATGCTAAGGAAGTTGAACAATCTCAAAATTGGGAAAAACTACATAGAGAACTCACAGATAAATATAACGCTCTAGCAAAAGATCACGAAGAATTAAAAGGCTTATATTCTAAATTAAAAGATGATTTTGATAAACATAAAAAAGCAGCAAAATGAGTCCGAATGAAGAATTATACCAAATGATAGCAAAGGATGAGGGATTAAGATTATCTCCTTACCTCTGTCCTGCAGGTGTACCAACTATAGGATATGGTAATACATTCTATCCTAGTGGAGCAAAAGTTACAATGAAGGACAAACCAATTACACAAGCAACAGCTTATTGGATGTTAAAACAAACAGTTAACATGTTTGCTAAAGATGTAGATAGACTTGTTACATCTACTATTAATCAAAATCAGTTTAATGCTCTTGTATCTTTTGCATACAATGTTGGTTCAGATATTGATGTGGATAATATTCCTGAAGGTTTAGGAGATAGTACATTGCTTCGTAAAGTAAATGCTAACCCAAATGATCCAACTATCGCTAGAGAGTTTGCTAAATGGAACAAAGTTAATGGTAGGGTTAATAATGGATTAACTAAGAGAAGACAAAGAGAGGCTAATTTATACTTCAAATAATTATGAATATATTAGATAAACTTAATGTAATTCCAAATAAAATAAAAGACTATATTTTAATAGGACTAATTGTTTTGATTATTATAATTGTTATTGTTATGTCTATTAATGGGTTTTCTAAAGCTAGAAGAGCTGTTAAAATAGAGAGAACAAAAAATGAATTAGTTGATACCAAGATAGAAGTTGAACAAAACAAAGAAGCATTAGTTGATCATGTTAAAGCTCACGATAGCTCTACACAAGAGAAAGTTAAAGAAATAAAAAGATTAACAAAATTCAAACCTAAAAGAATTAAATATGAAACTATTAAAGTTAGGGATACTAGTTATGATGTTATGCGTAGGGTGCTTGACACTGTACAGCCAAACTAAAGATTTAAATTCTCCAGAAAGGGTTAAAGCTTTGTATGGCATAGCTATCCAGCATAAAGAACTTACAAAGCAAGTTAAAGACTGTCAAGATAGATATAATGCAGAGATGAGAGAGTTTGAAAACAAGTATAAACAAATACAAGATTTAGCTGTTGCTTTAGGAGAAGAATCTAGTGCTTTTGTTAATCATAATTTAGATTTACAAGCTGGATTATTAGGGTCTTTAAAGAAACAAGAAGAGCAAGAAGTTAAACTAGCTAAATTAGAATCTAAAAACAAAAAAAGATTTGGACTTGGTTTATATGGAGGATATGATGCTATAAACAGACAACCTTCTGCAGGAATTAGTTTTCATTATACATTAATACGTTTATTTTAAATACAAATGGCAAAATTAACCAACACAGTAGAGAAAAAAGTATCACCAAATATTAGTAGACCAGGTATACATGCAAAATCTCAAACCTCTAGTTTAAAAACTAGTAAGAATTATAAAAAAGCTTATAGAGCACAAGGAAGAGTATAATGGAATGGGAATTAGAAATAATGTTTCATTGGCCACATGATAGGTTTACTATTGGCTGGGATATTATAGATCCCGATGAAAAGTATGATTACACTACTTATAATGTTTATTTAGGAATATTAACAATAACATTGAATACATACTAATAATGAATACAGTATTTCAAGGAAAGATTGCTTTAGATGGTAGTACAAGAATTAACTGTATAACTACCTCTATGGAAATTTCTTTAATTATACTAAATAATATAGATAGTAATTACACTGTTACAGTTAGTAGATTTGAAACTGGTCCTGGTATACATGAAGTTCCTATATATAAATTTGATTTAGATGCTGGAGATTCTGTAAGAGATACAACTATTTATACTCTCTCTCAAGGAGATTACATTCGTTTAGAATCTACACAACTAGATACAACATATTATATTTCAGCAGAAACAACATGATACAAGTTTATGATAAGTATGGGAAGATAAAATCTTCAGGACTTCCTGGATCAGGTACTGTTACAAGTTTTTCTGCAGGAAATTTTTCTCCATTATTTAATTCTACAGTTACTTCTCCTACAAGTACTCCTAATATTTCTTTTTCTTCTATATCACAAGCACAAAATTTATTTTATGCTAGTCCTAATGGATCTTCAGGAGTTCCTACATTTAGAGCATTAGTAGCTGCTGATATTCCTACATTAACAAACTATGTTCCTACAAGTAGGACATTAACTATTAATGGGGTTACGTATGATTTATCAGCAGATAGAAGTTGGACAGTAACTGCTCCTGGAGGTTCTGGAATACCTCACGCAACAGCAGCAGGAACAGATACATATACAGCTACTGTTACAGGGGTTACAGCATACGCAGATGGGGATGCTTATCTTATTAGGTTTACTAACGGAAATACAACAGGATGTACACTTAATATTAATTCACTAGGAGCAATACCTCTTTACAGAAATAATGATGGTCCATTATTGGGTGGAGATATTGTGGATGGTGCTGAGATGTTGTGTGTATATAATTCTACATCTGTTCACTTTCAAGTAATTGGTGTTGCGCCAAATACATTAATTGCTTATGTAACAAATGATGATTCTGTAACAATCACTAAAGGTCAAGCAGTTTATGCTTTTAGTGGTACAGGGGATAGAATGACTGTTAAAAGAGCTT